GTAATGGAGTGGTCGTAACCCTTAACTCGGTCGATCTCTCAGATCATGTAACTAGCGCAACTATTAACCGTGTCTTTGAGGAGCTTGAGGTCACGGCCATGGGAGATAACGCTCGACGTTTTACTAAGGGCCTTGAGACCTCGACGATTACGCTAGATTTTCTAAACGATACCGCAGCCGGTGAGGTCCTACAGACCTTGCAGGCAGCATGGGGTACAACGGTACCTATCACGCTAAAGCAAACTACCGCGGCTATCTCAACTACTAACCCTGAATATCAGAGCACCGTATTAGTTAATAATACTACTGATATTAATGGCGCGGTCGGTGATATCTCTACTCAGAGTATTACTTTTACCTGCAACTCAGTAATCGTCGTAGACACAACCGTATAACAAACTAGAAAAGGGGCACAAAATGGCACGACTCAAAATAACAAGGGCTACCGGTGAGGTTACTGAGCATCAGATAACTCCACGGATCGAGTATGCCTTTGAGCTCTATGCAAAAAAAGGTTTTCATAAAGCCTTTAGAGATGACGAAAAGCAAAGTGACGTTTATTGGCTAGCTTGGGAGTGTTTGAGATCATCCGGAGAAAATGTAAAAGTTTTTGGCAGCGATTTTCTCGAGACACTTACTAAGGTAGAGGTACTCGACGACGAGCCTTTAAGCTAGGGCGCGGCTCTCTAACTCATTTGGTAGCGCAACTATCAATACGGTTAGGAGTCGCGCCTCAAGCGATACTCGATCTCGAGCCCGAGATGTTTAAGATGTTAGTAAAAGTATTAAACGAGCAAGCGGAGGAGTCTAAAAGTGCCAACTATAGAAATACGCGGAAACGTTGATCTACGTAAAGCTTTACGCGCCTTCGCTCCCGATCTCGAAAAGCAACTAAAAAAAGATTTAGCCGCTGCTATGAAACCCGTAGTCGCTAAAGCTCGAGGCTTTGCCCCTGCTAATAGTGAAATTATGAGCGGATGGCAGCCTCGATCTTTTAGTGAGGCTAGGTTTCCTTTTTATAACGCAAGTACAATTAAGTCCGGGATCGTTTATTCGACTTCGCCAAGTAAGATAAATCCTTATGGCTTTAGCTCGATGGCAACTATTACTAATAAATCTGCCGCCGGTGCTATTTATGAAACGGCCGGTCGTAATGGGCCTCAAGCTTGGGTAGGACCTAAAGCCGGAGGCGCTAGTAAGAAAGTAAGCCGATCCGTAAACCCGGGAGCAGGGGCTACCTTTATTAATAACCTACCGCCGCTAACGAGCAGCCTCAAAGGCCGAGGCCGTTTAATTTTTAGAGCGTGGGCACAAGATCAAGGCAAAGCCGAGGCGGCGGCTCGTACCGCAATAGATACGACTACGAGAGCATTTAATTCGATCATATCTAAGGGTAAATTAAGTAGGGCCGCATAATGGTATTGCCCGTAATTAATATTGGATCCAAGCTAGACGGTAAAGGATTTAAGCAAGCCGAAACAGCCTCGGACAAACTAGGCAAAAAGGTTAAAACCCTTGCTAAGACTTTTGCCGTTACTTTTAGTGCTGCGGCTATGTTGTCTTACGGTAAAAATGCCGTTAAAGCTTTCGCGGAAAATGAAAAGTCCGCTAAGCGCCTTGAGACAGTATTAAAGAATCTAGGTTTAGCTTTTGATACGGATGTAATTGAAAAAAACCTAGGCGATATATCCGCCAAGTTTGGTTACGAGGGCGAGGTATTGCGTGAGGCTTTCCAAAAATTAATCACCGCAACCGGATCTACTACTAAATCGCAAGATCTACTAAACTTATCCTTAGACGTAGCGGCAGGATCGGGCCAAGATTTATTAACGGTAAATCAGGACCTCGCAGCGCTATACGTGGGCAATACTAAAGGACTTAGAAAATATAATCTTGGCTTAAGCCAAACCGAATTAAAGACTTTAGATTTTAATGAAGCCGTTAAGTTACTGACTCAAACTTTTGCGGGAGCAGGTGCGGCAGAGCTCGAGACTTACTCCGGCAAGATGCGCGTACTAAAAGAGGCGGCAGGTAACGCACAAGAAATTATAGGCGCAGGATTAATAGATGCTATTTCTAAATTAGGCGATGATAAATCGGTAGAAAACTTAGCCAAAAATATGGAAACGGCGGCCAAAAATACCGCCGATGTTATTCGCGGTATTGGGGTACTAGCTGCAAAACTAAAATCTATTCCCGGCTTTGACGGTAAAGATTGGGAGTATGTTTATAATATTTCGTGGTTTAAGTTTTTAGCTGATTTAGGTAAAAAATCTACAGCTCCGGGTATGAGAGGAGATCAAGAATACGGCGGCGTTTACGCGGATCGATTTAACGCTCAAAAAGAAACGGCTAACGCTAAGGCTCGAGCCAAGGCCGAGGCAGATGCGGCTAAACGCCAAAAAGAATTATTAGCCCTGCAAAAGAAATCTGCTATAGCCGAAAAGAATAAATTAGCCCTTAGTAAGGCTGCAGCCGTTTTTGATACTACTCGTGTTTCACTAACCGCAGCCCTTAAGGCAACCTATGACAAAGAGACACGTCTACGCCTCGAGGCTCTTATGGCGATTGAGGAGGATAACGGCGACCTAGCTCTTAAGAAAATAAGCGAGCTAGCAGCGTTGCAGAAAAACGCGGACCTAGCAAAATTAGCCGGTATTAAAGAGATTAGCGACTCCACGCTTTTAGCGATTAACACTCAACTACTTAATGAGCTTGGCGCAATTAATAAATCTAAAATGGCCGAGGGTGATAAAGAGTTAGCGCGTGAGGAGGCGTTTAAGAAATATAACGCCGCAATTACCGAAGCTGGTCAGTTAGCCGCTAAAGAGCAATATAGCGAGCGCGTACAAATCCAATTAACAGAGATAGCACGTTTAGCCTCTCAAAGTAATACGACAAGCGCTCTCAAGACTCAGGTATTATTACGAGAGCAAGCCGAGTTATCGATGATCGATCGAGTCGCCAAGGCTCAAGCTGCGGCCGATGCCGCTCGCCTTAAGTCTCTACAAGAATACCTAAACCTCTTAGGTAAAGCAGGCGGCGGTAGTGCAGGCGGTACAAGCGGCGGTAGCGGTATACCTCCCGGGGATTTTATAGCTCCTATTTCTAAAGAATTAGGCGCAAGTGCCTCTATAGATGCTTTACTAGAATATGCAGATGCAGCCTCAGCACGAGCTAACGCTTTTGCAGATCTTTTAGATTTACAAAGTGCAGCCGATGAAGCCGCTTTAATGAGTGGGCCGCTAGGTCAATACGCTACAACGATCAACGTAAAGATCGAGGCAGGCTTAGGAGACCCTGAGGCTATTGCTCGGGCCGTTGAGGATGTACTTAATCAATCCACTTACCGAGGGACCTCAGTAAATAGAGGCTCCGGAGATTACACGATCGCATGAGTACATGGCTTCCCGAGTGGAAAATAATCGTAGGCACAACTGAATATACAAACGTGCTAAGCGTTACTATGGCAACGGGCCGCGATGATGTAGACCTACAATGCAACGCAGGCTACGCACGTATGGAGATCGTAAACGTAAATAATTCTGCGTTTGATATTGATGTTACCGATAGCCTTACTTTAGAGCTTAAAAATAGCTCGGGTACATATGTCCCCGTGTTTGGCGGTACAGTATCGGATTTTGGTATCTCGGTCCGATCTCCCGAGGAAATAGGCTTTGTAACGATCGGTAGCATCTTGGCCGTAGGGTCCTTGGCTAAATTAACTAAAGCTCTATTCCCGGATGCCTTGGCTAAAACTGAAGACGGTAATCAGATTTTTGATATCCTTAACGAGCTACTTATTAACTCGTGGTTTGAGGTAGCCTCGGCTTTACAATGGCAGGACTACGACCCTACGACTACGTGGGCTAACGCTGAAAACGTAGGCCTTGGCGAGATCGATCAACCTGGTCTATATGAGATGATATCTCGATCAGCCGATCCGTTTAGCAGCTATAACTTATGTGCTCAAATAGCACAAAGCGCACTCGGTAATATGTACGAGGATAAGGCCGGGCGAGTATGTTACGCAGATGCCGACCATCGTACGGCCTATTTATCGGCTAACGGTTATACGACGATCTCGGCTAATTACGCTACTCCATCGAGCGTTAAATCAATCTTACAAATAGGCAAGATCCGTAACTCCCTCGTATTTAACTATGGTAATAATTACAATAATCAAGCTACGGCCCTCGATGCCGACTCCATCGCTAACTACGGCCGCTATCAGCGTAGCGTAAGCTCTAACCTACATAATCTAAGCGATGTAAACGATGTTATGGATCGTGAGTTAGGTCTGCGCGCTATCCCTCGAGAGCAGCTACAAGCAATTACTTTTAGGCTAGATAACGGAGACCTGCCCGATGCTGAGCGAAACAAGCTCATCGATGTATTTTTTGGCGAGCCTATTGTTATCACCGACCTACCGATTAATATGTTTAACGGATCTTTTAACGGCTTTT